GCCGCTCAGATCTCCGCCGCCGGCTTCACCGGCTCGGCCAAGCAGGCCGCCCGGCTGGCCAACCTGATCGACCGGGCCGGAATCGAGCCGGACAGTCATGGGTCATTCGATCTGGAGGACGAGATCGAGGAGCTCAAGGAGGAGTACCCGCAACTGTTCTCCGCCGAAACCGGTAGTCGTCGTAACCCGCGAGTGCGGACGGCACCGTCGGGCGACAGGACACCGGCCAAGGATCCGACCGAGTTGACGTCGGCCAAGATGATGAAGCAGGCCGGTTACCGGTAGGTGTACCCTGGCCTGGACTAGGAGACTCTCACCGGACGGTCGAGGGTTACCGCACCGTAGCTTCCCCGGACGGGGTGAGCGCCAACCACTCACCCCGTCCGGAAGGTTCACCTGTGAACAACGTGGTGCCGACGTCGGTCTACACCGACGAGAGCAAGGCCATCGTTGCGGCGGCTTGTGACGCCTACGCCGCAGAGTGGAATGCCCAGGCCGCCATCGAGGCAGCCTGGATGAGTACCGGCACGGATCACTACACCCACTGTGCCGGGATGCGCGATGCGTTCCTGGCCATCTCCACCAACCTCAGGAGTTAGGCCATGCCCAACCGCGAATCATTCGGCGGTAACGGTTCCGGCGGCTGGATCGCCGTCGAATCCGGAGACGTCGCCATCCAGGCGCTCATCCAGTACTCGGCCACCGAGAAGCTGGCCCGGCCTGAGCCGATGGCCACCGACACCAAGCAGATTCCCCGGTCCGGTGACTTCGCCATCTCGTCCGTGGCCAAGGGTGCCGCGTACACCGAGACCTCGGGCGTCAACGACTACGTCCAGCTCACCGCCCGCAAGGCCGGTGGCGTCCTGCGTGTGGCCGAGGAAGACCTCACCGACGCCGGCCCGGACATCCTGGCCACCAAGCGCATCGGCGCGTCCCGGAACATGGCGCTGTTCTTCGACAACGGCACCCTCGGCACCAGTGCCGCCGAGAACGGCACCACCGTCAACTGGACCAGCGTCTACAAGGCGTTGCGGACCACCAACTCCGCCTCGGGTGTCTACCAGTACACCGCCGACACCAACTACCAGACCATCTCGGCCTCGGCCACCGGTGCGGTGAAGTACACAGCGTTCTCTGACTTCGTCGGCAAGTACGAACAGTCGAATTTCTTCGACGAGTCCCAGGGGTTCGTCATCGCCAACCCGGCCTGGAAAGCGTTCCTGCGGGGCGTCCTCGACACCACCGGTCAGCCGATCTTCAACGAGAGTCCGACCCTGGAGGGGATCACCCGGGCCACCCTGTTCGGGTACCCGGTCACCTGGTCGATGGGTGCCCGGGTGTCGGCCGTCAACACGTCCAACCCGACCGGGAACCCGTTGCTGATCATCGGCAACCGGGACTTGTTCGTGAAGGGCATGGCCCGCCTGTCTCCGCAGATCGCCAGCCCGAACCCCGGATTCGCCCTCCAGCGTGCCGGTAACGGGGTCGGGTACCTGACGGACGAGGCGCTGATGAAGGCGGCCATGCGGCGCGGGTTCGTGCTCGGCACCGAGAACGGTTTCGCCATCGCCGAGCGCGTGGCGTAAGCGATGGCCAAGAACGAGAGCACCAAGCCTGCGCCCCCGGCCGACGATCAGTCGATCACGGTCAAGGGCACGCCTCGGTTCAAGGACGAGAACGAGTTGACCGATCACGAGATCGTTCAGCGTCGAACCCCGGATACCGCCGGGCGTGACCCCTGGCCGGCGGATGGCCGGTTCCACCGGGTGTTCAACATCCAGAAGCCGGTGGTCTCGGATCCGAACCTCCAGGACGACGCTACGTCGGACTGGAACTCCAGCGACCACGACGCCATGCACGAGGCCAACAAGGTTGCTGTTCTCCAGGAGGCCCTGAACTTGGGCCTGCACCCTCGGGCGGAGGCCACATTCGACGGTGCCGGACCGGTGAACAAGTGGACCGGTACTTGTGCCCTCACCTACTCGGTGGAGGTGGTTCCGGCCAGCTCGGAGGAGCCGGAAGCGGCGGCCAGTGTCGTGGTTCCCGGCAACGCCATCGCGGCCCAGGGCGGATCGACCCTCCCGGACAAGGCCAAGTAGAGCCCCGGCCGGCGGAGATTCTGGGGTGCCTCCTGCTCCGCCGGCCGGACCTACCGACGAAAGGATCGTGCGATGACCTGGGGCGTAACGATCTCCGACGTCACCAACACCACCGGTGTCACGCCGTCGGCCGCTGACCTGGCGGCCTCGGACGGCATCGTCACCGTCTACATCAACCGGACGCCGGACGCTTCCGGGGGGATCAGTGGGCGGGATCTGTACTGGATCCGGGCGGCCATTCAGTGGCAGGCCGCCTGGGTGTCGTCCCAGCCGAACCTCACCGGGTCCAGCCAGTACGACTCTCTGTCGTCGGACGGCCTGTCCGTACAGACCACGGCCGAGTGGGCCAAGGTGCTGGCACCGATCGCCGCCCGGTCACTGAAGAACCTGACCTGGAAGGGTACGCGCACCTTGCGGACGCCGCCGGTGCGCCAGGGCCGCGGCCTGGTGCTGGACTTCCTGAACGAGGAGTCCGATTCGTACACCGAATGGTCTGCGCCGTGAGGGCCCTGGCCACTACGCGGGTGAGTGTCCTTCGTGGCGCCGGCACCAGCTTGTTCGATGACCCGACGGACACCGGCACGGTGGTCACGGTCGGCGTGCCGATCTCCATCATCGAGACAGCCCGGTCGACGACGGACCACGCCGACGACCGGCAGAAATCGGTGATCACCTTCACCGGCCGGTGCAACGCGAACGTCGATGTCCGCCAGGGTGATCGGCTCCTGGACCGGGACGGCGTCACCTACTACCAGGTGGACGCCGCTACCACGGTGAGCAACCCGATCACCGGGAACGATCGACGCCTGGACCTCACCCGGGTGCCCACCACCAGCTAGACTGAAACCGCTGGCGGCCTGGAGAACGGGCTCACGTCGGCACCGGTACCTACGGCGAGAAGCCAAGGGATGTGATCGTGTGACAGTCGTTGTGCTGGACCCTGACGCATTCCTGAAGATCCAGAATCTTGCCGACCGGTGCGTGGAAAACGTGACCGACGACGTGGAGAAAGACGCCAAGCGGTACGTGCCGATCGACACTGGCGAACTGCGAGCGTCCATCCACCAGTTCCATTTCGCCGGTACCGCGAAGATTTTCGTCGGTACCGACCACTGGGCTCCCACCGAGTACGGCTCCCGCCCCCACATCATCCGGGCCCATGGTGACTATGCCCTGGCCAACCGGGAGACCGGCTTTTACGCACGCTCTGGCGTCGTCCATCATCCTGGCACCCCAGAGCAGGCGTACATGCGTCCTGCTCTCTACCAGAAGCGCCACATCCGAGCAGGGAGATAGACATGGCTATCCAGACCGCCACCCAGCGCCAGACACTGGCCGTTGCCTACGGGGCCGCGGCTCTCTGGGGTGCCGCCTACACCACCGCGCCCGGTTCCGCCGCCGGCACCGAGGTGACCGGCGGTAGCCCGGCCTACGCCCGTAAGTCACTGTCCTGGTCCGGTGCGTCCGGTGTCGTCACCGCGAGCGCCACGTTCGACATCCCGGCCGGAACCACCGTCCTCGGCGTCGGCGTGCACTCGGCGTCGGCGGCCGGCACCTACCTGGACGGGGCCTCGGTCACCAGCCAGGCGTTCGCGTCCCAGGGCACCTACGTGGTGACCTTCACCTACACCCAGACCTGAGGCACCCATGGCCAATCCCACCGCCAGCGCGGCATTCAACAAGTCGACGTACGCCCCTGGCGAACTGATGACGCTGACCGTCACCCACGCGGACATCGACAGGGCGCCGCTCACCGTGACCATCGTGGTCACCGACACCACCGGTGGCACCGGGACAGCGACCACCACTGTCCAGATCGACCCCGGTTCGGTGGCCGTCTCCAGCGTCCCGGCTCGCACCTGGACCCCGGGTGCGGCCACCTCCAGTCAGTCGATCTTCACCGCGACTGCCTGATGGTCTCGATCGTCGTCACCGCTACCGTTACGGATGCGGGGGGTCACGTCGGTACGGCGTCAGCCTCGGCGACGATCAGCACCGGAATACCGACCGACGCCGAGATGGCGACCTGGGGGCAGACCACCAGCACCATCACGTCGAACACCACCTATTCTGGTTCCGGCACGGTGGTGAACGGCGTGCACTTCGACGGCGCCCGGGTGTCGTTCACCGGCACCGACATCACGCTGAACGACTGCATCATCACCGGTGACACCTCCGGCTCCCCGCTGGTGAGCGTGACCAATACAGCCGCGCGCCGGATCACCTTGAACCGGTGCATCTTGCGGACCAAGACGCCCGGCAACCGCAATGCCATCCAGGGCCAGAACTTCATCCTGAATGACGTCCTGATCGAGAAGACGACGGATGGCGTCTCGGTGGCCAAGTCCGGCTACACCGCGAGCGCGGCCAACTGGGCTACCGGTGTGGAACTGCACCGGGTAGTGATTCGCAAGCTGGCCCGGTGGACGGGGGCGGCCCCGGGTGACGTCCACCCCACGGACCAGGTCACCCACAATGACGGGTTCGTCCAGGCCGGCGGTTCCGGCACCATCCTGGACCGGGTTTTGATCGACGCCCGGCCAGCCCTCCAGTACGCCCATGTGGCCCTGGTCTCGGCGTCCGGGACGCTCTACACCGAGGCCCAGGCGTACGGGCTCGCGGACAACGCGCCGCGTACCAGCGTGGCCGTCGGCTCCCAGCCCGGGGGCTGGCCGTTCGTCCCGGCCTGGACGTCGAACGGGACCGGGAAGTGGAGCACCGGGGAGATGTCGGGGCCGGACTTCAGCGCCATGATGATCCTGTCCAGCCAGGGCCCATCCACTGGTTTCGTCGTCACGGACTGCGAGTTCCGGGGCGGAGAGAACTGCATCAACGGCGGCGGCAACCCGTGGTCCACCGGTGTGGCTAGTCTCGGTACCTGGCTGCGCAACCGGTTCGACCGGTCCCAGGCCAATCAGGGATCGGGGCCGGACGACACGAACACCGCTCGGTTCTCCGGTAACTGGGCCGGTCACATCACGTTCCCCACCCTCGGGACTGACGCCAACACCTATGTGGACGGCGCGACCATGACAGGAGTCCAATTCTGATGACCGATTTGATCTTTCAGAAGTTCGAACGATCCACCTACGCCTGGGATCTTCAGGTGGATGAGCCCGGTGAAAGCGGCCTTACTGGCGGACTGCCGTACATCGAGATGGTGTTTCCCAAGCCCGAGGGCTACCAGCACCTGGCAGTGGTGGAGTCCAACATCCGGATGTACGCGAGCTATTCAATCAACTACAACGACCCCGGCCAGGAGTACGAGCGAGGCATTCCGTCCATCGGACCGCAGAGCCCAGACGCCGACACTTTTATTGTCCGATTCGTGTTCCCCAACAATTTGAACGGTCGCCCTGTAGTCGGCTGGTTCAAGTCCGCTTTCTACCGGGAGTAAACCCCTGTGACCAGGTTGAACAACAACGCCGAGGGAGGTACTCCCGGAGCTAGCGCAACGTCGGGAGATACCGGCTCCGGTGATTCGTTCACCTCGGTTGTCGGTAACCCGATTTACACCGGGACTGGCCCGCTTTCGGATGCCCTGTCCTATTTGTTCAGCACCACGGCTACTCAGTTCGTTGCCTGGACTGATACAGCGTCGGCGTCCGGGGCGTTCCGGTTCGAGGTGTCGGTGCCATCCGCGCCGTCCGGTGATCACCGGATCCTGGACATCCGCTCCAGCTCGGCCAGCCTGGGCAATATCATCATGCCGTCGGGCACCACCACGATTACGGCGAACTCCGGTACTGGAGCTTCAGCTACCACGGCCGCCACCTCGGCCCTTACCGCAGGCTCCAAGTACACCATCACCGGGACGATGACCGGCTGGGGAACCTCGTCCAGCGTGATCAACCTCAAGGTGTACGACTCAACCGGCACGCTGGTGGACTCCAAGTCCTCCAGCAACGGCACCACGGCCAGCACCATCAACATCCTGCGGTACGGGCGTCCGACGTCCACGGCCAGCAACATGGCTACGGGCATGAAGATGGACAACCTGGCCCAGGAGATCGGCACAGCCGTAGAGATCGGTCCGGTCTCGGCCCCGTCGTTCTCCGGCTCGGCCAGCTTCACCGGGGCCGGAACGCTCACCAGCAACGCCACCATCGGCGTGGCCGGTAGCGCCAGCTTGTCCGGTGCTGGGACGATGACTGCGGCCGGGACACCCAGTGCGGCCGGGCCTGCTACGGCCTCGGGTTCCGGCACGCTCTCCCCCTCGGGTGTCCCGGCCATCACCGGATCAGCCGTCCTGTCCGGCTCTGGCACGCTGTCCGCCGTCGGCTCACCGCGTGTCACCGGTACAGCCGTGCTGGCCGGTGCCGGAACCCTTACCTCGTCCGCAGGGCTGTCCGTGGGCGGCGTGGGAGCGCTCTCCGGCGGCGGCACGCTCACGGCAACGGCCTCTGGTGCCGGGTTCGGCACGGCGGCCCTGTCCGGTGCCGGTACGCTCGCGGCCACGGGGGTGCCGTCCGTCCCCGGTGTGGCAGCGCTTGGTGGGACTGGCACGCTGGCCGCCGTCGGCACCCCCTCCCCGTCGACCGCCGTCGGGCTGTCCGGTAGCGGGACGCTGGCCACCGTTGTGGTGCCGAACATCGCCGCCGCGCTCGGCCTGTCCGGACAGGGCACGCTCCAGGCCGCCGCTCAGGGGACCTCGTTCGGCTCGGCCGCGCTCGGCGGAGCCGGGACGCTCACGGTTGCCGCCGCCCTGTCGGTGGCCGGGGCCGTCGGCCTGTCCGGCGTCGGTGCGCTCTCGGCGTTCGGCCAGGTGGCCGGGCCGATCACCGCCGACGTGAGCCTGTCCGGACAGGGCACCCTGTCGGCTGTTGCCGTCCTCGTCACCCTCACCGGATCGGTCCAGCTCGGATCGATCGGCTACCTACGCGACACCGGAGGCTCCCGCGTGGGATTCACACCGAGCAATGAGATGGTCACCGTCGCCTGGCTGAAAGCGTCCGTGCCGTACCTGGGCAACCGGGTCGCCACTGAGCTTCCGGCCGACAACTCCACCTGGTCGGCGTCTGGTTTCACCACCGTGGCCACCACCGGTGGAACCCCGAACACCGAGGTTCCGGTGAACGAGCCGGTGATGTCGATCGACAACTGGGGTGTGTCCCTCAACTCCGGCCGGCCACCGTGGAACCTCGCGGCCCAGCCAGCCGAAGCCATCAAGGCCGCCGCTGTGGCTCACGGGCTGATCCCGAAGATCCTCGTCATGCCGGCGGGGTTCAACCAGGTCCGGGTCTTCAGCGTGACGCCCCGGACCGAGCCGCGGCGGATCCCCGGTGATGGTGCCGGGTACGCCCACTACCAGCAGGACCTCCACCTCCGGTGGGTGAGCGCATGAGCCAATTCGCCCTGGAGACCACCACCGGTGACGTGTTCACTCTGGGAGGTGCGATCCTGGTCCACGACAACCCGTCGGAGCTGGAGTTCCTGTTCCCCGGGCGTAAGGCACGAGACGTCACGGGCACCCGGTGCCCGGTCCGTCCGTGGAAAGATCACCCTGAGATGGCCGGCGTCCGCTGGCCGCTACGCCGAGAGGACTTCAGGTGAGCGATACCAAGCCAACCGCGTGGCCGGCCACAGTCCGGACCACCATGCAGCCGACCGTGGAGATCGAGGTGGACGAGGCCGAGTACATCGATCTCTCCCGCCAGGGTCTTCTGGTCACCGGAAAGGTGAAGTGACATGCCGGTTACGACAACCAACCTGATCGCCGGTCCCGCTCTGCTCTACACCGCGGCGTTCGGTGCCACCGAGCCGACCGACGCTCAGATCAACACCACGCCGGTGGCGTCCACCTGGACCGACGCCGGCGGTACTCAGGACGGGGTCGAGGTGACCATCTCCCGTGACTTCATGGAGATGGACGTCGATCAGATCGTCGACATGCCCGGACGGCGGCTGACCAAGCGGGACACCCAGGTCAAGACGAACCTGGCGGAGCCGACGATGGCCAATCTCCTGCTGGTACTGAACGGCGGCACCGTCACGGCGTCGGCCGCTTTCCAGACCTACGATCCCGACGACACGGTGGCGGCCACCCAGCCGCCCTACAAGGCCCTCCTGCTGGACGGGTACGCCCCGCAGACCAGCGCGGCGGCCACCATGCGCCGTCGGCTGATCTGCCGCAAGGTCCTGTCGATCGAGGACATCGAGACCTCGTACAAGAAAGACGACATGACCCTGTTCCCGGTGACGTTCGCCAGCCACTACGTGAGCGCGTCGATCAAGCCGTTCCGGGTCATCGACCAGCTCACCTGATCCATCCGCCCTGCCCACCACCTACGAGGAGGCACCCCGTGGCAGCACCCCGAAAGGCCCCGGCCGACCACCTGGCCAAGGCGATGTACGCGGCTCCAGCCCCGGAGCCGACGTCGTTCGTCGAGATCAGGACCGGATCGGTGGAGCACACCGACGTCACCCTGTTCGCCATCGACGGCCATCACTACACCCTCTCCACACCGGTACCGGCCGGCTTCACCCTCCGGGCCCTGGAGATGATGGCCGAGCTCGGTGAGGCCGCCGCCATGATGTGGCTCCTCAAGGAGCTCATCGGCAAGGCGGGGTTCGAGGCTCTGTCCAATCACCCGGACGTCACCACCGAGCACCTGAAGGCGATTCTGGATCGACTCCAGGATTTGACGATCGGAGCCATGGAGGACACGGGAAAAGGCTAGGGGCACGCATCCGGCAAGTGGCCTGGGTGAACCGGTACCTGGTCGATGTGGAGGCTGACTTCCGGACCTTCTACCGGCTCACCCCGGCCGACGTGGTCCGGATGAGCGGCCCTCACTTCCTGGCCCTGGCCTGGAGGCTCACGGCGTACTCCGGTGTCGTGGCCGCCAGGGCCTCGGCTGAGGAGGAGAACGGTACGGCCCCGGCTCGCGGTGAGCCGGGGGGACCGGTGGAGGCGACTCCACTAGCGCTCAGGTCTGATCCGGCCCTGGCTGATGTGATCGACTACGGATAGGAGGTGACCCGGTGGCTGAAGCGTTCAAGATCGGTGAAGGGTACGTGGAGATCACGTCCCGGGTCGATCGGGATCAGATCGCCAAGGACGCCGAGAAGGCCGGCCAGGAGGCTGGGGAGTCGTTCGGTGACAAGTTCGATCGTGCTGCCAACGAGAATGCCGAAAAGTCCGGTGAGGAGCGCACCAAGGAGTTCGGCAAGGGTACTAAGCGCGAGTCCGGGAAAGCTGGTAAATCCTCCGGCGAGTCCTGGGCTGATGAGTTCGAAAAGGCCCTGGTAGGGCCCCGTAAGAAAAAGAAAAAGGGAGACGGCCCCAAGCACAATGACGACGGTAAGTCTCTGCTGAGCCGATTCAAGTCACTCGGCGTGATGTCGATGAAGGCGTTCTTCAGCCCTGCTACCACCATGAAGTTTGTCAGTGGCCTGATGGCCGTGGTGCTGAGCCCACCGGTGATTGCCACGCTGGTGGCCGGGGCCGCCGCCCTGGGAGCCGTCCTCGTGTCCGGTCTGGCCGCCGCCCTGTTCGCCGGCATTCCGGTCATCTTCGGCGGCGGCTTCCTCGTCCTGGGAATCAGCTACCTGACCAAGGACGCCAAGGTCAAAAAGGCGTTCAAGTCCCTGGGCAAGGATTGGTGGGCCATGATGGACAAGGCCACCAAGCCGCTCAAGGGGCCGCTTATCGCGGTACTGGGTGTTCTGAGCGACACCATCACGATGATGACGCCAACGCTCACAGCCATGATGACGATCCTCTCCCGGGCCCTGGTGCCGCTGGCCAACGGCTTCAAGGGCTTCATGGCCAACCTGGCCCCGGGCCTGCTGGTGCTCACCGGAATGTCGACCGACGGTCTGATCAACGTCGGCAACTACCTGCCCAAGCTGGGGACGATCCTGTCTGATTTCTTCATCAAGATCCAGCAGAACTGGCCCGCCATCAAAAAGTCGTTCGGGGAGTTCTTCACCGACGTGTCGAAGGTGATCGGCATGGTTGCCGGTGCCCTGTTCTGGCTGGCTGCCAATTACGAGAAGATGAAGACGATTCTGGGTTGGTCCCTGATCATGGCCAAGCCGGTGATCCATGTGGTCAAGGTCATCTACGACGCGTTCAAGTGGCTGTATGACGTCTTGGTAGGCCACTCCATCGTGCCGGACCTGGTCCGCGGCATCATCACCTGGTTCGCCAAACTGCCTGGCAGGATCGTTGGACTCGTCGCGGGCATGGTCCCGCGGGTCATCTCTTGGTTCGGCCGGATGGCGTCCCAGGCGATCTCCGCCGCCGGCCGGATGGTGAGCAACGTGGTCTCGGTGATCGGCCGTCTCCCCGGTCGGGCGGCTGGGGCGGTGAGCAGGCTCTGGGGCGCGATGTCGGGGTTCTTCAGCTCGGCCATCACCAACGCTCGGGCGCGCATGTGGAGCCTCGTCAACGGGGCAGTGAATGTGCTGGCCCAGCTTCCCGGCCGCGCCCGTACCCAGGCCGGGCGGGTGCGCTCGGCCATTACCGGGGCGTTCAGTGGCGCCGGTAGTTGGCTCTACAACGCCGGCACCCGGATCATCTCCGGACTGATCAGCGGTATTCGTGGGATGATCGGCTCCTTGCGGAACCAGCTCTCCGGGATCACCAACATGATTCCGGACTGGAAAGGACCGGCCGACAAGGACGCCGTCCTGCTGAAGCCCGCCGGGGCCAGCGTAATGGACGGCTTCATGGCCGGTGTGGAGTCGCGCATTGGCGGCCTCAAGTCCCAGCTTGCCGGGATCACGTCCGGCATCCCGACGATGGCCGCCTCGGGCGCGCCGAGCCGGACCGACTACCGGACGGCGAACACCGGTGGTGGGCTCACCATCGGCACGTTGAACATCACCCTGAAGGGCACCCTGTCCGAGACGGATCCGGTGGCCCGCCGGGCTATGGTGGTCCAGCTCCAGACCATGCTGGACGACGTCACCAAGTCCCGATCGAGGAGCAGATAATGCCGGTAGCGGACTGGGGCACGGTCACCGTCGGGCGGCTGACACTGCGGGAGACGTTCGAGGCGACGCTGAACCTGAACACAGCGACCAACAAGCGGACGCTCGGCTTGCGCGGTGAGGAGTCCTCCCCTCCGCTCACCCTGGCCCAGGTGATCCAGCGGCAGGAGGACATCCTCGGCCTGCTGGACCGGTTCGTCCCGATCTCGTTCACCTACAAGAGTGACCAGGACGGGTTCTACAACATCACCGACGTGAACACCGAGCTGACTAACTGGACGAACGAGTCCACCAAGTTCACCTGGACGATCCAGGCCGAGTTCTACGGTCCGGAGGGCTCGGTGGACATCGACTCCCGGCTGACTCAGATCACTCGCCTGAATGCTTTCAGCCTGACCGGTGAGAAGTGGCACGCCCCCGCCGGCGGTGCCTACGGCTACTACACCGGAACCTCCCAGCCGTCCGGCTCGATCGCCCGACCCAGCGCGGACGGCACGGCGATCACCGTCTACCGCGGCGTACCGACGGGCGTCAGCCCGCGGTGGGGTAGTTCCCCGGCCGTCTACCAGAACGGCCGGGCCCGAGTGCTGATTGGCGGTGTGGAGCGCACGGCCAACCGGGTCATCGTCTCGGCGTCGGCCGCCAACTGGTCCGTGGAGAACGCCCTCGTCCGGGTCCAGCCGGGAAGCTCGGCCACCCTCCAGGTGTCGGCCTGGGACGGTGCCGCCTGGGACCGGATCGACTGGAACGCCTCGGTGACGGCCAGCGCCTCTAGCCCGATCACGTCCTGGGATTCGGTGGCGATCATCCGCAACGACTACGAGCTGGTGACGGTGCGTCTGCTGAAGGGCAACGCCCCGGGCCGGACCACTCTGGACGTCTCCCTCCGCCGCGGTGCCAGGGCGGCGGAGCTCTACCTGGCCACTGACATCGGAACCACCAAGTCGTTCTACCGGGCTACCGCCGAGGCCGGTACCGCCCCGGCCAGCGGTGCCTACCAGGCGGCCACCGCCAACGACGGGTCCGGCAACCGGTACGTGATCGGCTCGGCGGCCAGCTCCATCACCTACCAGGCGGCCCAGGGCGGAATCACCAAATCCTCCGTCGCCACCCTGGACGCCTTCATCGGGGCCCAGGTGAACGGGGCCAGCGCGGCGGCCGGAGACCTGGCCACGGTGATCCGCGATCACTACATCGCGACCAACTCTGAGACCAGCACGGGGGTACGTCGCTGATGGCCATCACCGAAACGACGATGGCCATCGGCTCCTGGTCACTTCGGCTCAGGGCGAACACGCCGAAAGAGATCATGAACGCCCTGATCCCGTTCGGGCACATCGCCGTGATGCCCGGCCGGATTGACGTCAAGGCGGCCGGTGACGGCCTGCTCACCGCGGCCCGGTACGTCGGCGTGTTCCGGTCCCTGTTCGCCCAGCCGGAGGACTACGAGATCAAGGGCCCCGGCATGGCGTTCTGGCTGGGGGACGAGGACGACAAGGGGTACGTCTTCCAGGTCACCGGCAAGACGCTCGGTTTCGGCCTGGCCAGCTCTCTGGGGCAGGTCCTCGGCCCGGCACCGTCGGTGTCCACGGGGAACGTCTACCCGCCGTCACCGGATCCGAACCTGGTGTTCGACCGGAACCTGAAGACGCCGCGCGGCCTGCTCGACTACATCTGCTCCACCTACGGATCTGGGACGTCTGCCGTGGAGTGGAAGATCAACGGCAACGCGTCGGTGGACGCCGGTCTGGTGGCCAGCCTCTACCCGTCGACGAACAACCCGACTACCCTGCTGGTCCGCCGGGACGGCGGCAAGGAGATCGGCCTCACCACCGTAGAGGGGTCGATGTCCCTGGACGTCGATGCCACCGACACCACCACCAAGGTCATCGTGGTAGCCGAGGGCACCGGCGGCGGGATCGCCTACGCCTCGGCCACCGCGGCGTTCGTCCCCTACAAGGACCTGTTCGGCAATCCCGTCCAGCTCACACGGGTGATCAGTGAGTCCGACACGTCGGTGGACGCCGCGCCGTTACGGGCCATCATCTACGCCCGGAAGTACCGTGGCCTGCGGTATGCCGCTCAGCTCAGTACGGACGAGTACGACATCAAGGGCACGTTCGCCACCGGCGACACCATTTATGTCTACGATCCGGACGCCGGTTTCGTCGATCCCACCAATCAGGTGACGTATCACGGCGTGCCGATCAACCCCTACAAGGTCCGTATCTCCGAGATCACCTGGCCGGTGCCGGCGTGGTGGACGGTGGCCTACCGGGACCCGGACGGCGTCTGGTACGACCTGTCGGACTACTACGCCCCGGAGTCCGGCTCCACCTCGGTCACGGTGGGGGACTTTCTGGAGTCGGTGGGAGGCTCCTACCAGGAACCGCTGGGGGGCCGGCCGAGTGGTGACTCCAGCGTCCCGATGACTCCCGTGTTCGGCACCATCACCACGGCGGCCTACCAGTCCGACACGGCCAAGACGGGCGACACCCGGGCGCAGATCAACGCCTCCTGGTCGACGCCGACCAACGTCGGTGGCACGACGATCGTGGACGGTGCTTACTACCGGTTGCGATACCGGCCCAAGTTCGCCGCCGGCTCGGACTGGACCGAGACCGTGGTCACCTGGGGCACCAACCAGACGGTGGTGACCGAGCTCAACCCTGGGACCACCTACAGTCTTCAGATCCGGGCCGAGGACCTAGCCGTGCCGCCGAACGTGTCGGCGTTCAGCGCCAGCACGGACGTGGTGACGGCGTTCGACGGCACGGCACCATCCCAGCCGGCGGCCCCCGCGGTGGCTGCGAGCCGGATCGCCGTCCAGGTCACCCACACCCTGGGCAAGTCGGCCAGCGGCACGTACAACCTGGAGACGGACCTGGACCACCTGGAGGTGCACAACGGGGCGTCGTCCACGTTCACCCCGACCGCTGGCACCCTGCTGGGCAACCTCACGGCGAACATCGGGTTGATGATCGCCACCATCCCCGCGGTCGGCACGTTCACCGTGGAGAGCACCGCGTCCACCTGGTTCAAGGTGATCGCCGTGGACCGGTCCGGCAACAAGAGCTCGGCCAGTCCGGCCGCCTCGGCCACGGCCCTGCTGATCGACACTGCTCACATCTCCGATCTGACGGTGTCCAAGGTGACCGCCGGGACGATCGGAGCCACCTGGATCAACGCCGGCACCATCACCACCGCGTCGGCCGGGGCCCGGGTAGAACTGGTCGGGGCGGGGCTGAACGCCTACAACTCCGGCGGCACCAAGACGGTGGAGATCAAGGGTTCGGACGGTTCGGCCACCGTCACCGGGGCGTTCAAGACGGGGTTCGCCGGCGGAGGTTCACCGTATCTCCAGATGACGGACTCCGGCGACCGGACCACCATCGATTTCATCAACTCCACGGCCAGCGCCAACCTGTCCGGTTTCATGAACTCACCGGCCGATGCGGGTAACTCCGCTCGCATCGGTATCAACACTGGGGCGTTCACCTATATCGGCGGACTCAGTAAGCACCGCCTTTTCTTGAACAATGCTGCTGGTATTCAACTGGAGTCTTACCGCCTTTCCGGTGGTGCGATCATCGGCGGTAGGCTTTCCCTTGGTGAGGATTCTGTCCTGCTTGGAACCAACAACCCCAGTGGCGCAACCGGCGGTTCGGTAAGAATTAGCACCAACACGTCCGGTACGCTGAAGAACGAGCTGGCCCTGTTCGACGACGGATCGATATGGATATCGGGGAGGATGTCAAAAGATAACTCCATCAGCGGTATTGCCGCCGTGTTCTCCGGGTCGTGGAACGTCAATGTTGGCGGAGGTACTAACGAGGCTACAGTGACCTATTCGTCAACAATGGGCACCACATTGTGGCCGATTCTCAATCTTATGCGAAACAACCCTGGCACGAACTATGACTACCATATGACACAAGCAACAACGACAGAGTTCAAATTCTGGGGCCCTAGCACTACCTGTGAGTACACTTACTTCCATCAAAGGCTGATCTGATGACTCACGCCAAGCACACCACCATCGTGTCAGTGTCGTCCGATGATGACCATCTGTACATCCTGTCGGTTATCGGTGAAAACCCAAATGCTAACCCCTACCCGCATAAGCTGCCCAAGCTGGCGCTCTGCATTCGGGCTTTTGAGTACGACCTGGACCCGGAGGATCCGTTGGCCTTGGACCTGGTGTTACGCACCCATTACTACTCCGACACCGGTAATCCACCTATTGAACAGAACGGCATTCACCCCCTGTTCCTTCTGCCTACGGTGGCTGAAGCCGCTGCATTTGTGGAAGACCGGATCGAGGAAGTACGGGCCGATCGCCTGGCACCCGAAGTAGAAACAGGGGCACGGATGCTAGCTGGGGCCGTGGAGACCAAGGTAGCGACCAAGGCTCTGGTGTCGGTTCGGAGTCAGCTTCTCAAGGCCACGGACAGGCGATTGGCTGAACCTGTGGCCTACTACCGTGATCAGATTCGTGATGAGCTGAAAGATCAGTTCAAGCTGGACCCTGCTGAGCAACTCCTGGAAAGGTACCGGCAGGACCGTACAACGCCACCGGCACCGATCAACCTCGGTAAACTCAAGGTATGACGACCTACACCGATGGCGTCGGAGAGGTCCGCACTACACTGAGTAAGTGACAACTGCCCAGGTCCTCGGTGTCGCCGGCACGGCGTGGCTCACCGTGCTCGGCCTCGTCGTCGGGACGATCCGGGCCGTCATCTCCGGGGCCCTCGTTCCACGATCACAGGTGGACGCCATGACCAGACAGTGGGAGGCTCGACTGGAGCGTGAGCACAAGGAGACGGCCGACTGGCGCGAAGCGCACGGCCTGTCCGAGATCGCTCGCGAGAAACAGGCCCAGTCTCAGTTGCTTCAGATCGAGATAGCCCGGGCGGCCGAGGACGCACTGAAGGGCTTCCGGGCCGCCGCCATCCAGGCCAACATCGAAAGGGGGCAGACCCCCGGTGTGGTGGATGCGTAGCAGCAAGCTCCAGGACCTGGAAAGGTCACGGCGCAGAGTAGAGGTCGCAACCTCTGGCCACGCCGACGATGCCAAGCGCGCCATTGACCGTGCAGCCACCGCGGTCCAGCAGGCCCAGGAAGGACTGGACGAGATGACGACGATCACGGACAGTATTACCGCCGAACGGCTGAAGAATCACTTCGCCCAGGCCATCCTCTCCACGATGAACCCGCCGAAATGACCGGCCTGATCATTGCCTCGTTCGTCGTCGGCATCGTCCCGGTGACCATCCTCCTGGTGAGGTACGCGATACGTACCCCCTGGAGGGTGAAGAACAACCCCGCCGGCTGGATCATGTTCGGCCTGTTCGTCGCCACCGAGTCGGGATACGTCCTGTCGATCGCCGTTCTCACGTTCCCTGACTGGGGACATTCGGAGGCCGGCGAATGGTTCCGGATCATCGCCAGAGCCACCATCGGCCTGGTGTTCTGGGCCCTGCTCTGGCTGTTCGGTAAGGCCCAGAAGGCCGGGGCCGCCCATGACGACGCCCTGGCGGGCTTGGAGGCGGCACGGTCCTACATCCAGGATTCTGGTGATCCCCGGGGTACCGTGGACGCCGAGGAGGCATCATGACCCGTTTCACCGACATCGCCCGGTGGCGTCCGCTCGGCCCCGGCAACCCGCCGACCCGGATGGCCCGCCACGACATCATCTGTTTGCACACCATGGTCGGGTACCTGACCAGCACGGACGACATGTTCAAGCGCCAGGGGTATACCGGCGTCGAATCCCACTTCGGCGTCGGCGGCATCTGGGGGTCAGACAAGGCGACCGGCCTGGACGGCATCGTCTACCAGTGGGTGGACACCGAGTACCGCGCGGACGCCAACCTGGACGGTAACCATCGGCTGATCTCGATCGAGACGGCCGACAACGCGCCGCACAGCGCGGCCGACATCCTGTCGTGGACGCCGAACCAGGTCCGGGCGATCATCCGCCTGGTGGCCACGCTCTGCAAGCACTACGACATCCCGGCCGAGCTGGTCCCCGACTCCAAGCCGGGACGCCGTGGCATCGCCTACCACCGCCAGGGAATCGATCCGTGGCGAGTGGCCGGCGGCGAGACCTGGTCGAACAGCAGGGGCAAGGAGTGCCCGGGTGACCGGCGCATTGCCCAGATCAGAAACGAGATCATCCCGGGTGTGCGCGCCGCGCTCGCCCCTAAGGTGGAGGACATCATGGCGACCAAGGCTGAACTGAAGGAAGCAATCCGCGAAGTGCTGGCGGAGGACAAGGTCCTGAAGACGATGGCCGAAGGCATCTTCACGGCCGACGTGATCCAGGCACCGGACGACGACCTGAAGGCCGACCCGAAGAATCCGACCTGGCAGCTTCGCAGCTACCTCAACCGCTTGGTGAACAACACCAAGAAAGCTCCGCCCACCGCCCCGTAGGAGGCACCCTGTGAACCTCGTCCGCCGTGAGCCGACGCTACTTCTGTCGGCCGTTTCCGGCCTGCTGGCCATCGTGGTTTCGTTCGGTTTCGACGCCCTGTCGGCCGAGCAGGCCGGGTTGATCGTCGCTGTCCTGTCCGCCGTGATCGGGCTGGTGAACGCCGTCGCTGTCCGGCCGATCTCACCGGCGGCCTTCACCGGTTTCATCGCGGCCGGGGCCGCCCTGCTGACCAGCTACGGCCTGAACTTCACCCAGGAACAGGTGGGTTCGGTTCAGGTGGCCGTGGTTGCCCTGCTCGCGCTCATCACCCGGATGAGCGTCACACCGGTGTCCGACCCCCGGCCGAACTCTGATGTTGTAGGGTAGCTCCGTACAGTTGTTTACGGCTTGGCAGGGATCGGACTAGGACGCTAGTTCGGGCAGGCAGAGGGCCCCACCGGTGTCGCGGTGGGGCCCTCAGTCGTTCAGTGGATCAGTCGTCGGTGCCGTCGTCCGCTTCAAGGGCGTAGAGAGCGCCGTCGTATTCGTCGTCGGTCTCGTAATCTTCACGTTGGGGTACGCGCGCCATTTCCTCCCCTTTCAGGTAACCGGGCCATCCGGGGTCATGTACGCCGCCTGGCCACTGGCCTGGAGTAGGCCGACGCCGCCCGGGGCCACCGGCGGGTTCGGCTGGGAGAGCTGGTTGAACTGCTCCCGCAGGACGGCGTTCTCGGCGGTGAGCTCCTCCAGCCGGGGGCCCATGGCCTCCACCCCGGCCTGAAGCTCGGCGTTCTCCATCAGGAGCTGGCGGACCAGGTTGCCGTACTTGGCGTGCACCTGGTTCATCACGTCTGCCAGGTTGACCTGGATCTGCTGTTCGGGCATTAGGTGGTCTCCTTGGTCGCGAGCGCACGGTAGCGCTCCAGGATGTCGGTCTGCCGGACGATCGGGCCCTGGGTGAAGA